AATCCCTTTGACACAAAGCATTGGGTGACAAAAGAAGTTAAAAATGATATTGGTGAAATAGTTCAACCAAAGGGATTGGTGGTATATTATAACCCCAGTGTACCATCTTCATTTACTCTTAGATATGTGAAATCATACAATCCTAGAGTAGAAGAAATAGAATACGGCGATACAGTGCTTGAATCAGTTTCATACTATGAGTATGAACAGCAATTAAATGAGAAAAAAAGAGTTATTCAAGTATTAAACCCTAGGTATCTTGATTTCTTCGTAACTTTGTTTAAAGCATCTGTAGGTTATTTGCCAAATGAAAAAGTATCTAATGAATTTAATGCATTGACAAGAACTTTAAATACCGAAAATATCTTTAATAATAAAAGTCTCTAAAAAACCCTACAGACAAAAAAATAGGCGGAAATTTTTTCCCACCTTTTTTGTAACTAAAAGTTGATTTTGGTTTGAGGGTCAATCCTCTTCTGCTAGACGAGCAAAGTAACTCAGGGTATCATCCTCATCATCAGATGCTCCTACAGGGGCGGCAACCTTAGGCAGAGAGGGTTCTCGTGATGCTACCGTGTTAAACATCTGAGTGCTACGAGCAGGGGGAGAGAAGATTTGCTCATCATCCTCATCCTCAAAGGTCTCGCGGTCAACACGAGCGGGGGTGGGTTTACCACGACCGAGCACTACATTTAGACGGGACTCAAGTTCTTCATAGGTCTTGAAGTTCTTAGCATCCATAAACTCCGACAGAACATATTCACTACGCCAGATCTTTTCAAGTTCATTGTCAGTGTAGTCACCAAGGGTAGAGACCGAAGCAAACTCGGACTTATCATAGTTCCAGTAACCTTCAACCTTACGGATTTTCAGTTTGAAGTTTGCACCTTCCCAGAAATCAAAAGGATTGATGGGGGTTTCATCTTGGAATTCAGGTTGCATCGCTGCCTGAATCTTATCAAAGATTTTCTTACCATACTTGAAGATAAAGACCTTACCTTCGTTGCTAGGATTAGCAGGGTCACTCACAACATAGATGTTGGAGTAGTAGGACAGTTTACGCTTTTGTTTGCGAGCGATTTCCTTATCACTATCGTGACCGCTGTTCCAGAGTTCACGATTCATTTCTGCAACAGGGTCCTTCTTGCCCAGAGTTGTCAGAGAGTTCTCAATATACCAACCACCAGGACCTTGGAAACCATGAGACCAGATCTTTGCCCAGGGAAGGTCTTCTCCTTCAGGGGCGGGCAGGAAACGGATTACGGCAAAACCATTGCCAGATTTATCCATTTCGGGTTTCCAGAGACGGTCATCGGCGGATGACGTACCAGCATTCTGGAGTTTCTCAATCTCGCTAGTGAGTTTATCAAAACCAAACTTAGATTGTTTTTTAAGATCAGCAAAAGACATTCGTATTACCTCGTATTAAGTGGATTCGTTGTGTGGCGGACGACCAGCACCTGATCATCCTAACCTATTTAGATGGTTCCGTCAAGTACCTGGCGTTTCATTTCTTCCATGTTTGTAGCGAAACCATCATAAATTTGATTCATATTAGAACCAGTGATAGTCATCCCCATCATTCGTGCTGCCTTTACAAATTCATCTTTAAGATCTAGAGCACGGGGGTCATCGGACAGGGAAATCCTGTTGTAAAAAATTTTTTGTTTTTCAATTAGTAGAAGCATTTTATCAATGCATTCAAGTTTATCACCACGAGGGAGCGTCAAAAGATTAGGAAGAAATTTAACAATTTCTTGCTGTAAATCAGTAATTTCTTGAGCTTCTTGCCTCACGATTTCGGAATCAAAGAAAGACATTTGTGGTCTAATACCTTCTCCTTAAGTGTACATTTGTATTTAACAATATCTGGAGTGAGAAATGGAGAGTATTTTAGGGCGGTTCTCCTTACATCTTTCCAGATAAGTTGTTCGGTTATCATTCTATCAAATCTTGGAATAAAGTCAAGTATCTGATTCATAATAACAAAAGTTTCCATTGAAATTTTCTTTCCCAATAAAAACTTGAGTAGTGGTGGATGAGTACCATCAACTTTAAATAAGTTATCAAACTCTTGAACTTCTGATAGAAGGAAGTCTACATCTTCACTGAAAGTATAATGCAAACTCTCCATTCGTTTCTTCCAGTCATGATAGTTATCATCCCCATCAGTTCTTACCATAGACCCAATCCAATTAGAAGGATCAGAGACGAAGTTAGCGAGGAAATAAGAAAGAATCTCGCACTCTTTGTGTTTATTAACGAGTTTCTTGAAAAAATACCTATCCTTTCTTTTCTGGAAATTTTCTTCTGTTGCTTTTGCTTTGCCATTGAATTTAAAATAATCATAACTGTCGGTAGTGAAGTGTAATTTCAGTGCGACATACATTTTATAAGACTCAAAAGCGGTCATATAGCAAGTCGTGCCTTAGATGATTTTTTCATGTAGTTTAATCGTTGTGCATCATACTTCAGTTTATCCTTCAAAGGTTTGGAGATTAACTTTGAGACAGTTTCAATCTCAATGTTATGTTCATTACAATAATGCACAATACACTCAATGTAGTTCATAGAACCATCACTGCTCTTCATCAGATTCTCAATTTCCATTGAGAACTTTGCAGCAGTCATAAACTTTTCCTCAAGGATGTCATTGATTCTATCCTTTGACATTGGCAAACTTCGCTCCGTTGTGGTACTCAAAAAATTCATCAACATAATCTAAAAGCAACTGGTGATACAACATTTTATCATACTTTTCAAAAATTTGCATCTCACCATCCTGACATGCAATCATCACAACGATTTTATCAATCTCAATGCCAGTCCGCTCCCAGTAAGCGTAACCGTATGCCATACATTGAACAAAATAATGTTCAATCCAATCTTCGCGCTTTAATTTTCCTGATGTTTTAAAGTCAATGATTGCGAGTTCACCATTGTACTCTGCAATGCAATCTACTCTACCTGCAATTCGGAAGTCATCACTATAGAGTGGTGCTTCTAGTGCGTGAATATTATTTATGTTATCAAGGTAAGGTTTTGCGGATTCAAACATTTGCCAGGAGGCAGATGCCTGCTCCATAAGATTACTTGGAGCTACATGAAGGTTGTTTAGGTAGTCTTCAGCATACTTGTGGAAGATTGTGCCGCGAGTTGTAGATACCTTACAGATTCGGTCTGCTTCAGCATCACCGACCTTCTGCCGCCAGTCAGCAAAAAACTGACGGTTTTTATGAGTGGTGACAGAAGTAATTGAAGGATACTTATTGCCATTAGGAACAGAATAGTGGCGTACCCCGTTCACTGTCACGGGTTCAGGAAGTTCAATTAAAGAATTACCAATGTGATTAAACATATCAAAGACCAAGATTAATTTTACTTACAAGATAAGATTTTACCAGACCAGAGCGTACAATATCATCCACACCGAACTCAATACAACTAAACTCTTTCATGCTTTGAATGATTCTGAGGAAATCTACAATACCATTTCGTTCACTTTGTTTTATAAGGTCAGTCTGAAGAACATCACCACAAAACATAATTTTACTATTCTCACCGACACGAGTGATAATGGAATCAAGTTCGTGGAAGTTAAGATTCTGTGCCTCATCAATCAAAAGGATAGCATTGTCAAAGGTAGTGCCACGAATGAATGAAGTAGACCAGAAACTAATCGTTCCCTGATTCTTGAGGTTCGTATAGAGCAGTTCAAATGCATTATCATCTGGCATCTTAAACATATACTTTACCATATTCTTATAAGGAATTTGATAGAGCGATGACTTATCTTCATGATCACCAGGAAGGAAACCAATCTCGCGTGTCGCTACAAGTGAGCGAACAATATAGATTTTTTCGTAAGGAGTCCTTTCGTTGAGAACATCTTTTAGTGCAAGATAAAGAGCAACAAATGTTTTACCTGTACCAGCGGCACCATAGGCAAAAATATTTTGTTCAAGATTATAATCATGGAAAAACTTTTCTTGATTTTCTGTGAGTGGTTCAATGTCCTTGATATAATCAAGATTAATTGGTTTTTTACGTTGCATAGTTTTATTTGACATCCCGAATGGTACGGGGTTCTGAATTCTTTTTCTTGCCATAAATCAAGTATACCGAGAGAGGTTTGCATTAGGGTGAGCAGATTGTACTTTTTGCATCACTTCTTTGAATCCATCAGATTGTTTGGGTTCGCCATATATAGTTCCTCCGACACCTGCCATCCAATCTTTATCCCAGTCAGGATTATCTTTTCTCCACTGTTCATAGTCCTTCATGGACATATAAAGTTCTTGTTTGTCACCAGTCTTGGTGTTGATTACTGCGTAAGTAGGCATAATTATTCAAGTGTAATAGAAGGGGCATCTAAACATTCTGGGCATTCTTTAGCACGGGTCCAACCAAGTGCCTCAGATACTGCAGGGAATTGACAGATAAAAATACAACGGATTGCTTCTGCAATATCCATATGTTCTTTCTGTGTGCCGTTAGCGGAACGTAGGTTGATATAATGTATCCAGGAACGCACTGATCCCGTCATATACAGGCGTGTGGTGGTTGCTAACGGCAACACAAACCTTGCACACTCCTTTGCTACCCCCGCCTCTAGAAGACGCTTGTAGAGGTTGTTAGAACGGATAAAGTGCTCTTGAATTTCTGTCTCAAGAACAAGTTTTAGATACCCTTCAAGATCATCAGTAGAATTCTGACGATTCTTATCATCTTGACGACGCAATTCTGGTACAGGAATATCTCTT